CCTAAGTGGTTAGTCTGAAAAGACTACCAGGCCTCCTCACCCGCGGCTCTGTAATAAAGCGCAGCTAAGGTTAGATTGGGGTGGGACCGTATTACGGGCTCCACTTCCAATTCTGAAAATAACTCCAAAATGGAGTTATGTTCGGAACACTTTCTGGTTCGATTGTTCGAACCGGATCAGTGGTTTGCTTGTGGCGGCGCTCTAGCTCCGCTTCAGGCAAAGGTCGAAAGCCATGCATCATCAATACATGGTCTTCGATATCAAAGTTCCCTGACCATTCTTGGTCAAGGAATCTAAACTTCCGTCCCCTAAACGCAGGGTCACGGAAAGCTTTTGGAATGAAATAAAAGTCGATTGGTGCTTTTATCTCGTTCCGAAAAAGGACGTGTACGCCAGGTATTATTTCCTTTTTCATCGCTTGGGGAGTTTTATATTTTCCCTGAACGAATTCTACCACCTGAGGCATTTGCCTTACTGGTAGAATACGTGGAAAACCTCTTAACGAGGTCACCACGGGCACGTCAGCTTTGATAGCTCGCGTGTCGTCCCAGTTCCTATTTTCGGGAATAAGAACTGGGATCGGTCCTGTGTCGACATATTTGTCGGACATCAGGACAGGTTGGTCGAGGATCATCTCTTTATAGAGACCCTGACCAATGTATCTTCCTAACTCGCGTGCGGCGATGTTAGTTAGATGAAGGATTACTTTGGTGAGTGGATCACCCATCATAATCCCCCTCTTAAGGATGACATATCTGTCAGTTCCTTCAGAGAGTGTTCCAATGTTCGAGAAGATACCTCTTCCCGAAAAGTGGACTTTACGGGGTCGAAAACAACTGAATTCGACGATCCGTCTTAAGACAAATGGAATTCCGCATAGGTTCATCCATTTTCTTGCGAACATTTGTGCTACCTCATGGTGCATATTGTCCGTAGCGTTCTCGAAGTCTGTGCACTCCGCGAACACTTGCTCGTACACCACATCTTGTGTTATACGATCACCCGTAGGAGAAGAGTCTGTTTTAGTACCCTTCGCCCTACAGAATGTAATGTCTTCGTACTCTTTAGAGTAGAATTCATTAAATAAGTTCCATCCATGGGCATCCATACCCATGCCGGACTTACTACTCGGTACCTTTTTCAAAGGCCACGAGCAGATCTTCGAAATTACGTCCAAAACAATTTTTAGACATATTTTCCCTTTTGTTACGGAACGAGCTTTGCCCGGTTCCTTAACAACCAACGCCCTAACCTCTGATATCTCAGAGGATGGCGATTTCAATACCTCTTCTAGAGCTCTCCAGAAGATGTATTCGCCTGCTTCTACTTCAGTATGAGATACCTCATACCGATAGATGCCGGTGTCAAGGTCAATCACTTTGGCCTTAACACCCATATGCAAACCAGCAATGATATCGCTGATGGCTTGTATACTTCCGCCGTCCTTTTTGGTAACTTCCCAACAGGCCGACGACGATAGCGTGATCCTTGCCTTTGTGGCGAGTCCGCTAAACGCATGGTCCGGTATTGTCGCAACTGCGCGATTAATACCGACCATAACCAGAGATCTTTGAACAGGTGTCAAAGGTGCTGGTTCCGTCGAAATAGTAACTAAAAGTTTTTCTTTCGACTGGTAAACCACAAGAGGGGGAGGTGTTCCCATCCCCCTCGTTTGTGATAAGGTAGAACGTATGGCCACAGCCCACACGTCTCCCTCAGTGTCAATTGCTTCCCTATACATAGGGACAAATGACCTTAACCAATGGGGTATGAGGTTCTCAAACTCCTTGGTCTTGATGAACGCGTCGTTGCTCGACAGCGCGTACATCTTAAAGGTCTTCCTCACTTTCTTAAGTTCGGAATACCTTGTCTTGACTTTGAGACAAGCAGTATGCAAGTCTCCGTCAAGGAACTCGTCGTCTATTAAGACGCCGAGGTAACGTAGGACGAAACAATCGTATTTCTCCCACGTCCAGTGCTCATTCGGAAATGCTAAAAACCTCTGAATGAACATTCCTTCGACTGTTTTGAGGCACTCAATCAGTCGGAGTGACCTAGACCTTTTGCTTCTTAAAGCAGGGTCTTGGTAAATAACCTTCGTCACGGCCTTAGACCATGACGGGTTACCTTTCCCTTTTAGCAAAGCATCTAGCTTTGCCTGAAGAGTTCTTGCCCATACCTTCGATTTACCGTCGGATTGTGCAAGTTGTACGAGCTTAATTCCCCAGAATGTCTTCTCGTACAAGAAACGCATTTGCGTTTCATGAGATGCAATGTCCGCAAAAGCGACCTTGCATTTCCTACTCCCGGACCAACCAGGTATTTGGTCCGCGGGTATCTTGTTTTCTAGTGACAATTTGTCACCATGCCAAACAAGTAATTCTAAGCCAACCAGGTATGTACCTGCTTTCTTAGAAGGGTCTGTCTCGAGCTTCACAGCGTCCCGAGCACAGGCTAACGAGTATCCTTGGAGAATTTTCCAAACATCCTCGTAAGCAAACTGATACGGCATGTTAGCCCTATCAGCTTGCTTTAGATGGTGTAGAAGTTCTTCTACATCCTCTAAAATCCTTGTTCCTCCTCTTAGAGTTGGATCAACGATTTGGAATTCATCATCACGGTCAGCGTGTATGGCGCATTCCTGTCCTTGTTTATTACGCTTAAGCGTAAAACCCATGGATAACGGCACATGCCCTTGAAAATTTAAGGACCTGTTCCGCGAGTGAGCAACAGCAAGTGTATCTGGCACTTGCTTAATACTCAAATGATGTCTTCCCTCAAGGTATTCCTTGGGAAAAGAATCATATGCTACCCTAATGAGATTCGAATTTCTCATCGGGTATTCGAGTTTGAACGAGCAAATTTTGCTCAGCTCTCTCGAAATGTCAGGAGGGGGTATTGCTTTCTCACTGACAACTGCATCGTACTGTATTTCTACAGTTTCTGTCTGCAT